CTGCTGGTGCTTCACCTCTGCTTAATGTGGCATACTCGTCGGCTGTCATAGTTGGCGATGTTGCCGGAGCCTCGCCTCTGCTAATAGCGGCATACTGATCAGCAGTCATTGCCTCTGCTATCGGGTCAACACCGCCCTTGCTAACAGCAGCATATTCATCAGCAGTCATAGTTGGCGATGTTACTGGAGCGCCAGGAGTACTCGTCCCACTGGCATATGGATTTACAACTTCTGGCGGTGCTGTTACCGGAGCACCAGGCGTACTTGTACCGCTCGCATATGGATTCACTGGCTCTGGCACTGGAGCGCCAGATAACTGCGGAGTGCTTGTACCACTCGCATACGGATTCACAACTTCTGGTGGAGTTGTTACTGGAGCGCCTGGGGTACTTGTGCCACTTGCATAAGGATTTACAACCTCTGGTGGCGGCGTTGTTGTTGCCCCTGTTCCTGGAGCCATGTTAGCCGGAGTATTTGCAGGTAGTGTTGTGGTTGCCGGAGCGCCAGGAGTGCTTGTACCGCCAGCATAAGGGTTTACTGGTTCTTGCGACTGTTGCGCTTGAGCCATAGTTGGTTGCGCCACTGGCTGTTGCTGTTGAGCCTGTGCCATAGTTGGCTGTTGTGCTGGCGCTTGCGGACCCGTTCCCTGCTGTTGAGCCATCGTAGGCATCGGAGGTGGTGGTGGAGGAGGTGCCGGAGGAGTAACACCCCCTCCTTGAGCCGCTTGCATAGACGGTTGTTGTGGTTCTTGCGCGGTTTGCGCCTGTTGCATAGACGGCTGCTGATTTTGCGCCTGTGATCCAGCGGCAATAGCACTCACCAGCGGATCTTGGTTGGCTGGCTGACCAGGAGCATTATACTGCTGAGGTTGGTTCTGAGCAGCAGCAGCCTCAGCATACGGATTCATGTTTTTCTTTTTCTTCTTTGCTCCACCCTGTGCAGCGGCTGCTCCAGCGTACGGATTTGTATATGCCATTATTCTATGCCTGTCTTACGTTGGCGTACGTTGCCTATCGGCTTGAATTGCAAAGACGTACGTCGAATGGTAAATGTCTCATTTGCGTTATAGTTGGAAATACGCAGTCGTGTACGTGCATCATAACCAAACAGATCACTGTCACTGGTTAATCCTGACACGTTCGACTCCAGCGCTGAAGTATTTAAGACAAACGTGCTATTCAACAACGCGCCTGTCTGACCCATCTGCACTGTTTGAAAATTAGATACGATACCAGCGCTGATCTGTGCTACATCGAGGTCATGCGAACCCTCGTTATCATACAACATGCGGTTATACAGCCATCTGCATTCTGTGGCATCACCATAGGGTGCCGCTGAAGCTGTCTCAAAAAAAGCACGTATAGCGGAACCGTCATCGCTTGTGCCAGAGTCATGCTTCATGATGTGTCCGGCAAAGTCTCCAGCATGAGGCAGATCGTCAATAAGCGCTACGCTATCACGCTCGAAGCCGCTGTATGGACCAAACCAAGCATTCAACCGCGCTGAGTATACCACCACACTGTTCATCGTGGTTTGCGAAGCACCATACGGCAAGAAAAACCACACCTGTTCCTGTGACGGGTAATACAGCGCAAAACTGTACGGCAGACGTGAGACATTTAAGTTGGACCAATAGCGATCATCTAATGCAAAGCTGATCTTTTCCACGGACGCACCGCCAGCCCACTGATAGATGCCGTCATCGCGCACAAACAATTGCCGTTCGCCAGGCACCGTAACAACCGACTTACCAGCTACCGTACCTCGCTGAGTGCGCTGTTGCTGCTGATATGGTATAGTTGAGTTACCTGTTGGCGTGAGCGTGTGAATGCCCTGCTCAGTGTGTATAGCTAATGTGTTTTGAAACGGACGTAACCCTGTTACATCGTAGCCCAAAGAATAATAGCTTAATGACCCCCACGTCTCGATGTCTCCAGCATCACTTCTCCAAATACGATCCGCTGCACCATTGATATTTCCTACCCACGCCCTGTTGTCCCAGAACGTAACCCACTTGGGTTTGGTAAACCGCGAGTCGTCATCCAGCGTTGCTGCATTGTCTGTGCCACCCGTCCATTTGATGCCGTCCGTATCCTGACCATTTACCGCAATCAGTGTGCTTCCGGCCAATACCCAATCCCATGTATAATCATTACCGGCACTGATGGTCACTGAGCCTGTGCGATCTGTAGCAGAGCCACCTGTCACATCCAAAAACTGATCACCGCAAAAAGCAAAGGTCTTAGCCGTACCAGCCAACACCACCTGACCACATGCAGTAACAGTAGCTCCACCATTCATGGCCGATGAGTTATACTTAGCATAGCCATTGCGTTTAGCTACTTCACCAGCTAACCCAACAGTGCAGTTCTCCATGTCGTAGATACCATCGCGTGGACTGTCTTCAGCCGGTAGCGAATAGTTAACACCGGAGCGCCACGGCCCGTATACAAGTGACTCAGCAGCAATAGGCATTAGCTCAGTGATCCTTCTGTCGGCTGAAAGCTAAACTTATCAGCCATACGATCATCAGAGCGGCGCATACGATAGACACGGTTGCCCTGCACGTTGAGGTTTTGGCGCGAAGCAATAGAGATCACGCGCTCCATCTCCTGACGATCAGATAATGCACCCTGATCATCGCCTTTTTCTTGTTTGTATAACGCACTAATACCATGTATGAGCGCCGGCTGTATAGTCGGAGAGACATAGCCGTTTAACGAATCAGTGTCATTAGATTCTGTGAACGTGGGTATCGAAGAGTAATACCGATATGCAATGGTGTCGGTGCTGTCCGGCTCTGGATACAGCGTTACCTCTACGTTGCCGCTGGAGTCTACACCGTCAATGGACACCCATCGAGGATCACCATTGATCGAAGCATCAGGATCAGCCGCATCAATATCTTGAGTGGACATGATGAGCATGATATGATCTTCAGTGGTATTCCTAAACGACAACGGAGCCACACAATCTGAGGCAAGCGAATATGTGCGCGTACCGTTAGACGTATTAAACGTGGATGCCTTAAACAGCCAGTTCCATCGTTCACGCGAAGCAATGTCTTGCGTAACTAAGTTGAGATAGTCACGCGCACTGTCTTTAAACGTCGAAGTATTTGTATTTAGACCAACCCTTCTCAGGGCGATCTGTATTACCTGCAAATTTGTCATGCCCTAACTCATATCAAGTTAGCCCACGACCCTCCTTCATACCCTTGAAACTTATTGGTTGAGGAGTTGTAGATAATCATGCCGTTGACTGCTGTTAGCGCATCGCGTTCTGTTGTCGTTAACGATGCAACAGTAAGCGTTTCTGCTAACTTCATGGTATCGGCTTCTACAGCCCCAATCAACGCAGACTCGCCAAAAAACGAAGCTGCGTTAACCTGTCCAAACGTCTCTGTCATTACTGATGCGCTGTTTCAGCTATCTGGTCAAGATCATATTCTGACAAGTTATCGCCATTATTTTCTAACCAGCGTTCTGTCCATATACGCACCGCCTCTTCACCGCGATCTTTTATGCGCGATGGAGGATCAGGTACGAAACCAGGTGCATGAGTCACTTCACCAACGGCACGAACATGATTTCGCACTTGGCTGTTGGTGACGGGTGATTTGCGCTGACGAGTGTGCGTTTTGTCCAGGTCAAGCGCCTTACGAATTGCATTTTTCGTTTCATCAGATCCCTTTAAAATCAAATCAGCAATCTGATCTGGCGTGACGCTGGCTGTCGGTGGTTCTTCGACAGGTGTAGCATCCTGTACTACTTCAGCCAATTCATTGGGCAGGGTATGCTCTTGCTTTTTTTGTTGCGGCATACGTTTTGCCATTATTTTTCACTTTCTTGTTAATACGTGCGACAGTAGGCACTAGGAGGTACCCGCAAACGGACACACCCACTGCCGCACGAAAGGTGAACTGCTTACGGCAAGTTTTGCAGCACTACGCCACAATAACCCGTATTATCCGGTGCAAACGCAGCATAACCAATCAATGGCTCTGTCTCAGCGTCTTTAGTATGTACTGCACCAGTTACACCATCACTCAAGGTGACGTTCTGACCAGCAGCGATGGTTCCATCCGCTAAGATGGTAGCAACACCGCGAGTCTGAACCCAACCATAATAGTTTACGGTAAACGCTATGGGCGTAACGCCAGCAACGACATAATCTGTTCCGGCTGTTGCGCCAATAAGGTTGTTCCATAAACCACCTGTGACGGCTACATCTGTATCAGTAGTAACTGCAACTTGTAGCCCGTCATAGAGCGTTAATGTAATCGCGTTAGAACTTGCAGCCGTATTCGACTTGATGCGATACTGATAACCTTCACCAGCATCATCCGTGATGTGCAAGTATCCACCGGCGTATTGATTTAATGTTGCTGATCCTACAGTACCTGAATCAGTGTACGTTACTTCAGTAGCACCAGCCGATGCCGCAGTACACTTACCATCGCTTTCAACAATAGCAGACGCTGAAAGATCCTGCGATGCAAGTAATCCCTGCGAAGTAGCTGTACTGAAATACGCATAGCGAAAAACCCGTCCATCAATTAGTTCAAGTTTTTCTCCTATAGCATGCTTAGGCGTTGACGACTCTTCGTAAATACCCTGACCGCCTTCACCGCCTAATCGTTGTATGCCAAAGTTGGCATTGTCTATCCTACTCATTGCTTATTCTCCTTTGCCTTTTTACTCAGGCTCAAAAGGCTCATTGGCTTGAGCCTTGGAAGTTATTAATCGTTCAAGTTGTAAATAACACCCTGACGACGACGATTGTTCGTGACCAAATTGAGGCCAACAGTGATGAATGCGACCTTTGCCAATTGGTTTGCATTTTCTTTAAACGGAGTCTTGCTGAAGTTCATACCCGACTGCATGTGCAGCTTGAGGTAATTCGTGTTGAGAAAATACATACGGCCCGTTCCGCAATCGCGGTCATACTGCACTGGAATACCTCTAAAAGACGGTAAGCGACCATCTACGCCCGGCGAGTCTTTACCCGTCAAACGCTGATAGCCTGTGCCTTCAAATATTTCTTCAAAATCAGCATAAATGCTGTTCGAGGTAAAAATATTCGTAGGGCTTTCGTTCCCTTCCGATACATCGTTCCACGTCGTTGACATACGAACCATACCTTCGTAAAAGTTCGTATTGACAATCGTTGTAAACGAAGTGTCAGCGGTCGCGTTGTTGGCCTTGTTCTGCCACCAGCTATTACCGGAGATGGTGATACCACCTAACGTAGTTGGCGAAGAAGCAGGTGCATCAGCTATGATGTCCTGGAAGCCCAACGGAGCTTTACCGGTCTGAGCAGAATACAGCGAAGAGTTGATCTGATCGCGCAAGGTCAGCATCGACTGACGAGTCTTTGCTTCCAAAAGCGACATCGCTGCTTCGCGTTTACGGTTCTCTTGCTCTTCGGTAAAGTTGATCGTAATAGGCACTGCGGCATACCTAAACGGATAAAATGCCGCCGTGATTCCATCGACCGCATCGGTGTTTAGTACGTCGTAGCCTGAGAAATATTGCGCTGAGTTACCGGCATACAAAACGTCTGCCTGTATCTCTTTGCCACCGTTGTCGGTGACCAATGCTCCACCGGAGCGGAACATGTCTAATGTCGGGTATGCATCAAAGAAGTTATCGGTCAACTCTTTGCGCTTGGCTCGCATAGTTAGCGTCCAGGCGGCATCCCACGTTTCTGTTGTTGATGTAGCTGCCATTTTCTATTTGTCCTTATTCAAAACCCAATTTGGATAACCCTGATAAAACATCAGAATCTGATAATGGACCGCTGCTTTCCGTGGCATCAACACCTTGCGTTCCGCGCACTGCACGTTTACTTGACTTACGTGCTGTCGTATCGTTCTCGCGCAGGTCAGCCGCCTTTTGAGCAGTAACACCTGCATGTAACTCATACGCTTCCGTGACCGTGTAAGGGCTACCCGTTGAAGGGTTAGTGATCTTAGTCGTAGCGACTATCTGGTCGGTGTACGCATCCAGATCACTGCCATACCGCTCTCTTGCTTCACCTACTTGAGTAGCGATGTGTGCCGTCTGTTGCCCCTGCACGTACTGGTTGGCCTGTTGCAACTGTGCCTGTAACTGCTGCATCTGACTGTTTAAGTCGTTGACAGCGTTACCAACCCGGTGTTGAATAATCTGCTCGACGGCATCTACGCCTCTCGCTTCATCTTCAGTCAAGTTAGCTCGCATCGCATCTACAGGATCAGCCTGTTGCTGTTGAGGCGTGACTAGTGTCTGCACACGGTTAGCCCATTCGGACTGTTGTGCTTCCACTGCTCGACGCTGATCAGCCAGGTCTTGTTGTGTACGCGTGAATTGCGCTTGCATGTTTTTAGCCAGCGGTAGTAACGGCTGGTACTGCTCCGGCACATCGTCTGCATTACCACGCAGCCAATCGTGTTTTTCCGGATCAAAATCCGACTGTGCGTTGCCAGAGTGTCCAGTGCTGTCTGACTGTGCTTCAGTAGGCGTAGCATCTTCAAACAGTTCAAGCGACGTTTCGGTTGCCTGTTCTTGTGATGAAGCCTCTGAAGGTGACGTGTCTTCTGCGCCGGAGTCCAATGCTAATGCTGATTCGGACATCTACTTTTCTCCTTCGTTATACCTTTTTTCCGCAAGGGCCACTGCTTCTTCTGGCGTATTACCAAAAGATGGAGCAGGGGTGTCTGACGGAGTGGCGTTTAATACATCGGAGGTGATGTGACAGGTCGAACCGCCTATACGGTCAGCACTCTCTGTCACGTTATACTTTTTCAAAAGCTCTTGTTTGTGACTGTAACTTTCTACTACCTCGCCAAAACCGGCATGGAACTTGCCATACATGGAACTGTGCGAGTTGTGGATAAAATTGCTCGTTATAAACAACATGGCAGCTTGCTCATCACACTGATCGCAATCAATGGTGCGTCGCACCTTGTTACTGTCATTTTCCACGTCGATCTGACGATGGCCGTTGTTACATTCATAGTCGTGAAATACCAGCATATTTAATCCAATTTATGGTAGTTTTTAAAAAACTGTTGATCTGGAAATTGACTCATTTTTCTTTCTACCTTTTCATAAGGAAGATCTTTCTGCCTTTTTAGAGCATGCCGTAAAACTTCGTCAAATAGTTCTTCTTTATACTTCTGTGGGACATCAGTAAAGCCAGCCTCTTTTAACGTTTTCGTTAAAGCATCTTCAGCAACTAAACGAGCTATTAATTCTCTGTTTTTTCCTTGCACTTCTGGCCTGTCAGGCAATGCCTCTTTTGGTAACATGTTTCTCTCTTTTAAAGAGGCTGTATCCTGACGAGTATACGCTATACCTGATTTTGGATCAGTATAATACTCCTCTGGAGAAAGAACTGCGTCACCACTCATATTTAAATCACGATAAACTCCTGCTCTTAGTCGATTTCCTGATTGCAAACGCCCTGTTGATGTCAATAACCCAGGATCAGACTGCCCAAAAGCCTGTCGCTCAATGCCTTCATACTCAGGATTTGGCACTAACTCTCTAACTTTCCCTCCATACCTTAACGCGCTCTCATCTGTGTTTTCAATAAGCCAATCAGGGATGGGCCTATCTGCGTAATGCACACGCATACCTTTAGGTTCATCTTCTTTTGGTAAAGCCGATTTGAGCTTTCTACCAGCACTTTTTAATGCACCTAACATTATCCCTACCCTTGTCCTGGCGCGTTCTGAACAGCCTGTGAAACCTCTTGTGCCTGTGAGCGTACCAGCGAAAGGATGTTGCCTTCAGCTACCCCGGCATTGGTGCCGCCACCACCGGCAGCTTGAGGTGCCTGACCTTGTGCCATCTGGTTCAACGCCTGTTGGTGCTGCTGGATATGGTTCTGCACTACGCCCATAACCTGCTGCTGTTGCTGAGGCAGTAACTGCTGGAACTGAGGCAACTGCTGTATTTGCTGGTGATACTGTATGTGCAACTGGTGATCTTCAAATGGCGTAACGCCCGGATCACCGCCATTGATGAGATACGCTACATTCTCTAACTGTGCGGCCTTGACGGCATCACCATCTTCAGCATCTCCCAGATACTTGTCCGGATCTTGCACCCTAAAGGAAGCCAGCAAGCTCTTGATCGCTTCAATGCGATTGATCTCAGGAAGGTTGATCGTCATGTTAAACAACTGCAACGCATCCTGACGCTCTAGCTGTTCTGTGAGCGGCTGCATACTGCCAGCCTCGATGTCCACCTTGTAGCGCACACGCAACAGGTCAGCCGTGACCGCTTCGTACACCGGATCTTCGGTGTCTCTGGCTACGTTGACTAAAAAGTTTTCCGGCAGGTAGCGCTCATCAGCCATCATGCGTAAGGTGTTGCGAACAATAGCGCGGTAGGCATTGGCCACATTAAGCTGCATCCACTCGCGGTTAACCTGTGCAAACGATGCCGACAGCGATGCCTGTGTAGCGGTCATCTTCGGGCCGCCGCCCATAGCGATCTGTGATACGTTAAGGCTCTGCTCTTCATATGCCTGTGCATCCGACTCCAGACCTAACTGATCAGGTGGAGGGTTGCCAAAGTTCATCTCACGCATACTGGTGCTGGGGTCTTCCACCCAGATGATCTCACCGTCACGGCCACCCTCTAAGGTGTCACCGATGTCCTGATTGGCTTCACGTTCACGACGCGAGGCAAGGACCACGCGCTGAAACCGCTTCAACAGGTCTGCTCTGCGTGATACAGACTCTACGATAAGCGACTGTGTATCTTCGACATATGCCATTGGAGGCTCACCATAGAAACTGCGTTCGGTCTGATCAAAGCGCAGGGCGTGATACGGAAAACCGCCATCCATCAGGTATCCTTCGCCCGGCTCAAACTCTCCGGTCATTCGCTCCTGACCGGTAAATGGATCAGTTTCCATGATCGGCTGCATAGCTCTAAACGGATGATCCACCTCTTCTATCGGCTCAGTAACACCTTCGGCAAACGTGATGCGCTTTTTGTGCAAGCGGTCGTGGACCTCATAGAGGCATACCATGTGACCCTGCTTGGCATGCTGGATGGCATCATACTCATCGGAATGTTCAGCATCTTGCATGTCGTAGATAAACGCCTCGCTCTGATCCTCATCGGACATCGCTTCTATCTGCCGACGATTTACAAACCGGTCATCCTCTTTAACAAACTCTAACGGCACAATCATTTTTTCGATGAGGTACCGCGCACCCGACAGCTTATGCGGTGGACATAACGGATCGACATACATGTTGAACGGGCTAACCCGATGCACATACGGAAAGTCGTTCTCCTGTGCGTCATTGATGGTATACGGAGCCACAATGTCTTCATCGCCAGGTGGGTTATAGCCAAACTTCAGCCATCCCACTGAACAAAAGAGTGCATCGAAGATGACCTGCTGTACTTCGCGTCGCGCATCCATCTGCTCTAGTGCCGCATTTGCTACACGCTCCAGAATCTCTGCGGCAAACTCACGGCCCGGTTCCTGTACCTTGAAAAAGACATGCGGATAGTTAAAGCTCACACTGGCAATGATCTGTCGGGCCAGCGGATACATGCGAGAGATCTTGACAATCTTATCCTCGTCCAGGCCCGGCACATCAAAATCCAGTTCATACGTCTTTAACAGTCTGCGCCACACCTTGTGGCGTTTTTTCATGTACTTGCGCCCGTCCTCAATGGCTCCGCGCCAGTATTCGATCTGTTTTTGCTTCAAGCTATTTGCCGCCTTTTCCGACCTTCTTGAGGTTGTCTGAACCTGCCGGCTTTGCCTGTACGCGACCACCCTTCTTTGAGCGGTTCGGCTTGGTCGTTGTCGGTGTTCCGTTAAAACCTTTCATACCTTTTTCTCCTGTTTATGCTACAGCATAACGCCCTTTGCGCATGCCAAAGCCCTGCTCCATGATGTCTATTACTTCCTGTCCGGTTCCTTCATACGGTCGTTCTTCTTCCGGTTTGTGCGGTTTGTACACGTGCATCATCGCATAGCGCAGTTCATCTGCGGCATGGTCTTCAGCATGGGTATCGAGGTCTTCGGGGTTCTTCGTGCTGCGCGGTAAAGCTGGCATCGTTCGCATCAGTGCATCGTTCCAGCCGTTAAAGCAGTAAAAACGCTCCTTAATCAGCGCATCGTTGACCACACGCCATCCGGTGATACGGTCATTGGATGCTCGCGTTAAAAATAATCCGCGCTCGGCAAACACATCAGCCGGTGAGTGGTTAATGACCGCACTGAGACGACGCTTGGTGAACATGGACGGATCGCAATATATCGTTTGCGGATAGCGTCCATCGGTAAACGGACAACTTTCAATCATCTTAGCGATATTATCTGCATGCTGCGAAGCGGTAGCATTGGACTGATAATACTCTACTACGCGATACACGTTTCCATCGTAGTCCACCGTGTACAGGCCAAAACTGGTGGGCGATGCCTCACCGTAGTCCATCGCACCAAAGAGCGGCCAGTGTTCGGGTATTTCAAAGCTGTTTACCGCTATGTCCTTTTCATGCCAGTTGGTAAAATACTGTCCGACGAAGCTGTCCCAATCGCCCTCCAGCCATGCCTTGACCAACTGCTCGTCACCCACGCCCTCTAAGCGCTTGATATAGCCAGGGTCACGATCCAGTAAAATCTTGTTGTCCGTAACTAAACTGCGGATATACATCCGCTGCATCCCATCGTCACCCTCAACAATGGACGACTCGTCACCGGAATCAATAAAATAATCTTTTACGTTGTTGTGGTTCGCTCCACCAGGGTTGCCCGAAGCACGTATACGCTTGGTCGGCACCTCGGCTGAACCTGTACGCAGACATGCCTTGAGCTTGTGATAGGCTTTCATGTCCGGCCAACTGGTAAGCTCGTCCCAGCCAATCCAGCAATACTGCTGACCCTGCATGTGATCAGCGTCGGCCTCGTTCTCGATGTGCCTAAACTTGAGCGTAGCTCCATTTTTAAAGATCCACTGGTGTGTGCCGACCTTATACTCCGCATCGGGGTAGGCATCACGAAAAATCTGGCGCGAACGGTCAATAATCTCGTCCAACTCAGGATACGTGCGCCTGATCAGCACCCCCTTCCAGTGTTCACCATACGTATCTACGTCAGCAAGGTAATCACCCAGCAAAAATTCACTTTTACCGCCACCACGCGCACCGCCAAAGAACAGTTCATCGACAAACGATGCCCTGATCGCCTTCTCTTGCGGTCCTGGCTGCGGCATCCAACTCATTGGTCTTTATCCTTCTTAACCCGTATAGAAACAACGGGTTGTGGAACGGAAACCTTCAAATAATGCTTGTTTTCACGGTGCATAGACCCCCAATCGTCCACAATACGAGGACTGCGCGAGTCTGTGGCATAAATACGCGAGCGATATGGCTTTTCTTCATTCACTGTGCCGACTCTTCCACGGTATAATTAGCTTCCACCATCTGCTCATTCTGCTTGAGCCACTCCTCGTAGCTGTCTGCCCTCGGAGGCACATTGAGGTTCTTAAGCTCCACGGTATGCTCTACCTGTAGGCGGTTGTCACCCACCTCTTCCCGAATCTCTCGCAACACCTTCAACTTCAGCGCCACGCGCCTGTCTTCGATCTTGTTGTAAATCTCTTCCAGTGCCAATACCCTGTTTTTTCGCCAGGCCAACGGCACATTGTCAAAATTCTTGCGATCTCGCTCCAGTTCCTCCTGTAACGCCTCCTTGAACTCCGGCTTTTTACGCCACGCCGCCACCGTAGACCGATTCACATCCAGCGTTCGGGCTACTTTCTCTCCGCACTTTTCCGGATTCCACCGATCCAAAACGATCAACTGCACCGCTTGCTGCTGTAGTTCGCTTAACGCCATTATTCTTCCTCAAGCGTGGAACATTTGCGTATAAACACTGGATTTCGCGGGCCAGCGTATAAACCGCCGATATTAAAATCAAAAAACTCTATTGCTTCACCGTGTGCCATGCCGTCGCACTCCATTAGCACCTCAATCACCTTGTCGTAGTCGTAAGCCACCACACTGTCTTCACCAAAACGACTGCACACCCCCATAATTGCCGAATCCAAACCATCCAAAACAATGGCACCCTCAACTTCTTCCATCACCGCCATCAATAACTCCACAACGCCGGACGAGCTACATGAAACCCGTCATCCGGCCCTATCGTATCCAAATGCAAAAACCGCCTGGCACCCGACTGCTGCACCCCAATACCCAAAAACCCCACTCGCATCGCTGCCGATAACACCTGATAGGCAAAAGCCCGTTCACACGCTATATCAACCGCCTTACCCGTAGCATGAGCGCCCGGAGGCTTACCCTTGGCAATCTTAGCCGCCTCGATGCTGTGATCCGGTGACCGATAACCCGAAGTGACAATCAATGGACTCGCTATAGCTAACCGCAGCTTCTGCAACCGATCCATCAATCCATCATCCACCTTACACACACCCGTCTCCTGACAACGCATCTCATGCCAGGAAAAATTCGGCCAGAGATCCTCAGGCCACTCAGACTCCAAATAGTCACGCACCATGTAGCCAAAATTACCACCCTGTAAAATCTTCACAATGAGTACATTAGCAGGACATAACTTTTTTTGTTAATTATCTCATAGCAAAAAAAAATCAAAAAAAACCCAAAACTGCCATTGACGACACCCTGCCAGATCCTTAGCTTTACGCGCACCCAACTAACCGATGCCTTTTAACCCTTGTACCCAGTTTAACCATGTACACATGTACACATGTTAACCATGTACCTAGGGTACCCTTGTACCCTTGTACCCATGTTAACCATGTTCTAGAACTAGGTAAAAAAAAGAGAACCAGTGTACAAGGGCTGGTAATAAAGAGAACCAGTTAAAAAATACTAGGTACCCTGTGTACCCAGTGTACCCGTGTACACAGTGTACCCATGTACCCATGGGCAGACAGATAAACCATGCGAACATGAGAACCCATGACAAATAGCGCAGAAACAGGGCCATGTGTGGGAGCGGATATACGGGTTCGTTCGCTTTTGATCGGCCCCCCGGTCGGTTCGCCTTCGAAGGGGCAGCATCAGCCGACAGTCAGGCAGTTCAAACCAGTTCAAAACCAAGCCAAAATCAGCCGTCTATATTGCCCGTTATAGACGCTCAATGTCTGAGCGTAGTCAATGTCTACCGAGCTATTGGCCAATAGCATGGCCTACTATGAACGCGAGTGAGGTTCGATTTTTAGGTTGTGGTTGATTGCGAATCTACCCATACTTATCAAACGTTGATCAGTATGCAATAGGCCTTCCATTACAAATAGTTACGCAAACAAATTGC